CCCACTCTTAGCGGAGCCTCGCGGCTCCAACTCGGTGGTGGTCGGGTCGCGCGGGAGAACCAGAGACATACTGTATAAAGGCCCGATGCGGGCCTCCACAGTGTGGTCTGGGTCAACCGCGTAGACCCGAGGAGGCTCTACCTCTCTCTCACGAGAGAAGTACTCCACGAGGAACTGATCTACCGCCTCCCGTGGTAGGCCTCCAGGGTTACTCCCTGGATAGCCCTCCCTAGGGATGAGGGCGATCACATCCCTCAACAGAGATTGCTCCCAGATGCGCAGAGCCCTAGTCCCGATAAGGGACAGGTACGCTGCGAGGGTTCTCGCATCAAGCCCAGGTGGGGCTTTGAGCTTGAACCCTATGCCTTCTGGGGCAATGAGCCTCCCCACAAACTCACCCAGCCTCCCTGCGAGGGACTTCGGCTCCGAGATTTCCAACCCTAAGAGGGTGGAACAGTCTCGGTAGGCCTCCGCCAACCTCGGGTCAGCGATAACTAGGTCATCCCCTACAATGCAGTAGGGGGCCGACCTAGGATCGCCTCCTAGACGAGCCCAGAGGGCCCTAACCACCGCATGGTGGCTAAGGGCAAAGGCGGCGAATGATGGGACAGTCCCGAGGGGCTGCCCACATCGCCACTTTATCACCTCTGAACGGGCCCCAGGGTAGGCCGTCCGAGCCGGGAGCCTCGAGATCCAACAGAAGAGGTCTACCCACGGTCTGTTCCTATCTGAAGATAGGGACCACAGGACCGTCCGGGTAACCGGAAGGGGAAAGAGGTCAGTTGCCGAACTGAGGTCGAAAGACCAAACGGTCTTCCCTGACCTCAACCACTCGGCAACGAGCTCCGCTCCCGCTGCTTGGTTGTACGTAAAATCCTGTGGGACCTTCCTGAGCTGGGAGTACAACTCCCGCGCCCAGGGGTCCAGCAGGAACTGCAACCAACGCGGTGGAGCGAAGTAGAACCTCGCCTTCCCATCCGGCTGAACCCGACAACGCACCGCTCCGTGCCCCCTGCCCCGCCCTGGTTCTGGCCGGAAATCCGGTAGAACCGGGAGCATGGGCCAATAGGCGGGCACGGTCCCAGGTGGGTGCAGGACATGATCCTGCATAACCCACCAGGCGTCCCTGAATAGCTCCTCACCAGTTGGGGTGTAGTACCCCTTTCCAGTGGTGAGCTTCAGGGACAGCGGGTTGTTAGGGAGAACCTCTCTGCTGATCCGAA